AATCTTCAGTAGGAGCGGGGGCTGATTCAACAGGAGGAGCTTCTTCTGAAGGCGGAGCAGAACCTTCTGTTGCATACTGCTCCCTTAGTTCAGCAATCTCTTGCTGTCCTCTAGTATAATTAGCCTGAGCTTCTTTAAGACTCGAGAACCATGACTCGACACTCTTAAAGTTTTCAGGAATAGGTTGACCAGTGTTTTCCACATAAGTCTTAAAGGCTCGTTGCTCTGCTTCGAATTGAGGATCTTCTACCTGACCAGAAGGAAAAGTAGTTGATGCTGTTTCATTAGTCCCAACTTCTACATTATTAAGTTGAGTCCCGTCAGAGGATTGTTCAACTTGTTCATTAGTCATAAATTATATTCTCCTTGTTTATCAACGACCGCCGCTGGCGGATATAAATGTCTTTGCTTTAGATCCAGTTCTTGATGTTTTACCAGTTAATCTTGAGGCCTTTGCTCGTCTGCCAGATACACTAGATCTAGCCTTAGCACTAGCCTTAGCTTTAGCTTTAGCTTTAGCTTTTGTTTTTCTTTTCTTAGCCATGTCACTCTCCTTTATGCAGGAACTCCTGCTCTTGGTGGATTAGTTGTATAAGGGTGTACTGGTGATCCTGCATGTAGAGCAGCTGTTTGTGCGTATTTATGTGCGAAATAACCTTCTAGTTTCTCCATATCATCAGTACTCAAGGTACCGTGGTAGAAAACTATTTCGTAAATTTTCCCTGTAAATCCAGCCGTACCATATCGGTTACTGGAAATATGCTCCCTAGCTCCTATAAAGAACTGCTGAGAATCATCGATATCGATAGTCTCAGATCCAGTGATTGCTGTATCGTCAATAGAAACTTTACTCGTCTTAAGGAACTGGTTTCCGCTTTTTCTACCAACTGTGATTATCACTGGGTCGCCGCTAACATCAACTGTAGTAGCTGACTCCGTAGCTGAGCCATCAAAATATACCTTATACTTATCAACTCCCGAAACTTCTTTAACAGATAAAGCAAAGTCTCTACTATTATCAGTACATAAGATATATTTTTCTGCTGATGCAATAGAACCGTGGCTTATTAGCATAGAGATAGCGAAGTCTCCTGTTCCGGGGTCTAGCTCACCATCCCCAGATTCATCTAAAGAATATAACCAATCTCCTGCAAAATCCATACCCTTGAATCCGTTAAGCTCTGACGTAAAAGTAGGAAGAGTGCCTGTTGCGTGTGTGTTCTCCCAGATAACCCCATTCCCCGATCTATCATCCGCCTGAGCTATTACATCTGCATCCGTATCTAAAGGATGAAGATATTCAGGAGATAACCAGCAGACTACCGAATCCCCCAACTCTTCTGGAGTCCAAATGGGTCCAAGATTTACATCCCATGTCGTATCCCAATCCTCAGGAACTTTAAACCCTCGGTTATTAAACAACTCTTCTCTAACCGAAAGAATATATTCTCTACTTCCCTTATTAAGCATAGTAGTATGGTTAGCCTTTAGGATACTAGTAGTGTCATCACCCAATATCTCCAGTCTTCTTAAAGGCGTTCCTATATCCATATCAAATACCCCCTGCTACAAAGTTAAATAAAGCTGTACAAACAGCACTAAAAATAAATGTTGCCGCATAGACCTTGGTATCCAGCACAGCCAGCTTACTTTCTATCTTTGATAATCTTTTATCAATAGTACCAAGTCTTTCGTTTGATCTTTCTAGTTCATGTACTACATGCACTTTGTACTTTTCCCACCCATTATCTTTGACATCCATATCAAGTACCAGACGTTTGCTTGACAACAACAACGCCGGTTGTCGAACCAAGGTCAGCACCGTTGGAATTAACAACCCACCGAATATAAGGAGCAATAGCAGAGGGGAACTCTACTTGAGCAAGCTTTAGCCCAGCAACATTAGGTTTAATGTCAGCAATAACCTCCACTGTGTCTGTCCAAGTGAGTCCATCTAAAGATTGTTCGTATCCGAGATTGCAAAGAACTTCATTTACCCCACCACTAAACGATGCTCTGGGGTTTACAGAAGAAATGTTTGGCCATGTGCTATTGTAAGTAATTGTAGAAGAATTCCCTACTGTACCTGTAGCAGTATTCGTACAAATAACCTGATTATTAGTAGCAGCAGCTGTAATACCCGGCACGCCATTGTTAACATCGTTAATGAGCTTTGCTAAATCATAGGCTGCGTATCTGGGACTATGTGCTCCATTGAATTGGCCAGCCGCATAAGATCTGGAAGTAGGAGTACCACCAGTAAAGGCAGCCGGAACATTAGAACTACAGTGATCATCAAAGGCAATGCCATTAGTAAAGGCAGCGGGAACATTTACAGAACATACCGAATTCCAATGAGAAGCATCGTTAACGGTAATGGTTTTATTACTTGTTGCTCCAGTAGCTCCCTGAACAAGGTCTACTTTACCAGTAGATGGGTTTGTAGCCGTGATATCTAACGCTGCCTGAGCATTAATCTTAGCAACTAAATCTGCTGCTGTTCCTGCGGCTCCACCACCTGCGGCAGCAATACCATTGACAGCAATATTACTGCCGGTTACACCATTAGCCTCGTTATCAATCTCAAATACTACAGACGTTCCATCTGTATCTACTAAAGTTATAGTAGATGTTTCGTTAGGTTTATCTGAGAATGTAAAGGTTGCACTAGCACCAGTGGCTGACTTAGTAATCGCCGTATTACCAGCTGCACTGGGAGTACCTTGGAGGATTGTAATCTTACCATCATCAGCTGTAGAATCAGTCTCAGAAACTACGTTGGGGAATACAAGAAGTAAATTACCGTTGGTAGAATCACCATGCCCATTTTCTGAGGTAATCGCAGCAGCAAGATTAGCAGCAGCATCGTTTGCCTTTTGAGCATCAGACGCAGCTGTGGCATCCCATTGTGCAAACTGTATCTTCCCACTTCCATCGTCCGTGCCGTTTGTTGTTCCAACAGCAGCAGCAATATACGTCTTTGATACAAGACTTCCAGCAGGATCAGAAGCAATAAGGGTAATGGTTTGAGCAAGCTCAGCACCTTCACTAAACTCAAACGTAGCAGAAGCAACTTCACCAGTAGTATCTCGTGAGAAAGTTCTCGAAGTACCATCAAGAGAAGAAGTAATTGTAATTGTAGGAGTAGTAGTCTGGGCAGATTCCAGAGTAGTCTTAGAGGTAGTTAGCGAGAAGCTACTAGTGGCAGAAACACCGGCTGTCCCGCTACCCGAAAAGGCAGTCTGAACATCTACACCCGCAAGAACAGAAACACCACCAGTTGTAGCTGTACCCCTAATACCCAAGGTAGTTGAGTTTATACTATTGGTAACAATCTTATTTGTCTTCGACGCTAATGCTGTCGAGGGGGCTGACTCATAAATAGTTTGTCCTTGAACTGTGGTCTTTGTGACCGACGCTCGTTGTGAATCTGTTGTGATTGGCATTTACTATACTCCTTGCATCTGCTGCATTACTTGCTGAATTCCAGCCCCGTCGTTCTGCTCTAAGTCCTGCTGAGCAGCTTGGGCCATAACTTGTTGTGCCATTTGACCGGCAGCTACCTCTTGTTGCTGTGTACTTTGAATCTGACCTTGGGCCTGTGCCAGCTTAAGCTGTTCTTCCCGAACCTGCTCTTCATTCTTGACCCATAAATCAGAATTAAATCCAAGGGCGGTAATCAAAGCCTTACCATACTCATCCCACCGGAACATAGCAGCGGCAGGTTCTGGTAGGTTGCGTACCATCTCACCCATTTGCATAAGCTTCTGAAGATCAGAGTCTCTACTGAGAGCCTGAAGACCTGTAACGATCTCGACATTCAGGAGTCCTTCTTCTTCGCTAAACATTTCAGACAATCTTTGATCTACCTCACTATCAGAAATCATAAGGAACACTGTTCTTGAAACAATTGGCTGCATAAGATCGCGAGCGATGGCAGAGAAAGCCCCGCCCAATACATGCTCAAGTTCCTGTCCAATCATTCTGACAGCAGTAGCGGTAACTCTCTCACCCTGAGGAATACTAGCACTGTCAAGCAAGAAGGCACGCCCAAGCTCTTGGCGGAGGATATTAACACCTGATTGGGTAGAAGAAATCTGTGGGTTCATAGTAGTAGCAGGAGATACGACATGGACCTCGTTAGGTCTAGCACCAATCCAACCACCAGTTGGGGTACCATTGATGTCATCTACCTCTGCCATACCTGTGGGATCTACGGCCATCCAGAATACAGATGACGCTGTGATCCCGTTAATCAACCCCTCAGTAAATCCTTCAAGAGTTTTAATATCACCAATCAAATCTTCACAGTGACTTCGACCATAGTTCTCGCCCGGAATTCCAGACCACCTAAGAATAACAAAGTTAGGTACGGCGTACTCTCCTGAGTTAACAACATTACCTTCAATATCTTCAGTCTTAGATTCCCACACATTACCGTACTTACACAGCTTAGTGTATAATGGCTTGTATCCACTTCGACTATCCATGTCTAATGAAGAAGCATACAGCTCGTTGCTGTCAGCCTCTTCATCTAGAGTCTCATACTCTTTGTAAATTACTTCCTCAACATCACCATATACATTACGGCGAACAACAAACCTATCAATTCGGATAATACGGAAATTCATATCATCCTCCATAATAACCATAACATCCCCAACAACAATAAGGTGTTGTAATAATTGGTATATAGTTTCTCTTAGGTTTCCACTACTTAGTTTATTATAGACCTGATAACTGAGGTTGTTTAAATAAGCATCAACTTGAGGCTCTGCTTGCATACCAGAGGATAGCTCAAACTTAAAGAAAGGAGAATCGTTTAGTGGTAATAATGCACTAAGCATACGACTTGCCATTGCGGTAACGCCTCTAGCAGCGGTAGAACTATAGGGCTGAGGAAGCTGAGCCTGCTCAGTCCACCCTTCAGGAGGAAGAAGAGAGGGTACCGTCAAGCTTGAACAATACCTTGCTCGTTCTAGCTTACTAGTTCTAAGAGCATCTAGTGCTCTAAATCTATCTGCTAAAGTAGTCATTGTTTATTACTCCGGTCTTGGTGTCTCTGTGTTTATGTCTTGTTCTTGACCAGCACCTAAGGCTCCCCACATCTCAGTACGCCTACGATCTCTGTCTTGAGAAGCGGCCTCAGCTTCAGATGGGGCATACTCGGCAGCCTGTCTTTCAAGCTTTTCGATATCCTTAACACGCTCAGCCTCTTGAACCTTACTAATCTTTTCCATTTCCTTTTGCTGTGCTTGTCTTTGTCTTTCCATTTCCATCTGGAATTCACGAGCCCTTGCGTCTCGCTCTTGGGCAAGCATATCTTCCTTCTCTAATAATCCAGCTCTATCGTCAGCGGACAAACCGGCAGGAATATCAGGACCACCTCCGAAGAAAAGAGGGTGTGTTCTGTAACTCATTAGACGGGCCTCCTTGGTGGGGTATCTCTAGTAGTTGAACCAACGCCACGATCTGGTGCATCCATTGCTGGGATTGTTGGCATGGCTCTTGCTTTTCTAGCAATTGTTTGCATTGCTTCTTTGTTGTATCCAATATCCCCCTGCTCCTTCTCTTGTGCAGCTCTAGCAATCTCGGCTTCTCTTTCAGCCATAGCCTTTCGATGCTCAATATCACCCTGTAGTTTTTGTCTACGGAATTTTGACCTCGCATCTCGCATCCATTTACCGTGCGAACCTCTAAGTTCAGCCATTCTTTTCTCGGCCCTCATCCTATCAATAGCACTTGCTGAATTAAGCTGGGCTTGTAATTTAGCCATCTCTGCTTGTTGAGCAGCAAGTCCTGCTTCATACTCGCGACGGAGGTCCTCTTCATAATCAGGATCTAACTCATCGATGCCAGTTACAGAAGAGGCAAAAGCCATGGTTTCGTGATGAACAGTTTCAACCACGTCCTCACCAAAAGCCCAAACCTCTTCAACAACCCCGGTACCAAACGAAATTGCTTCTTCAGCCCACGATATCGGTGCTGTGATAATACTAACTGCTCCACTCATGTCACCCTCCTTTCGATTGCATTGCAATTACTTTTTCTATGGCTGCAATAGCCTCTTCGTGACCACAATGAATCGCAATGAGGCGAACCAGTTCGTCATTTGTCGCCTTTGGATCGTACCTTGGACTTGGAAACTTTTCCTTTAGATACTGAACTAGTTCTTGATCCACTCTTGATAGCTGCTTCCAGTCCATCGAGTCTCTCCTTAAGGCTTTCAACCTGAACTAAAATTTCTTTTAAACACAAGACAACCTCAGCGGGCATAACCTGCCCACCCATCTGAACCTTGCGTTTAATAGTTTCAAAATTATGTTGCATACGTATTCTCCGTAATGTCGACAACTTCGCAAGCTCCACCGTGGCAGGCAAGCTCTTGTGAACCTGTTGTCATATCGTCTGTCTCATAGCGAGTAAGCCCTAACCAGTTAATCTCTTCGGGCATCTGTTCCATGAGCTTATCATACTCTGTTTTACTAATCGATTCAAACGGAGCCTGATCGTAGACATTGTTATCGTAAGGAAGGAAAGATATCCCACTTACATAATCCCAATTAGACCACACCCACTGACCTACGTCAAGGAAGTTATCGTCTGTATAGGATACAGTAATGCTTGGCTTATGATCACACCAAGTCTTTTGATACTCAAGCCAAAGATTCAGGTGGCTGATTGGATCTGTTTCTTTCTGTACCACAGCTCCGGCAGGAGATGCAATGGGAAAGCTAAAGATCATAGTCTTGTCCGGGCTTGCCACGCAAGGTTCGTGAGTAATATTATTATCAATCATAAACTGACAGATAGGATCCTTCACATCAATACGAGCACGACGAATGTAGTGCATGGCGTAACGAGGATGCATACCAGAAGACGTGCCAGCCACACAAGAGGTGGTTCCACTTGGCTTACAGCATGTGATTGCCTTGCTTGGATTAATACCGAGTCGATCTGACCAGATTAGGTTAGTTTCCTGAGCAAATTCACGAAGCTTTTGTAAGGTCCATCGAAGCTTCGGCATACCTTCCTGACCAGACATCAGTCGATTGTCGTAGATGCCTGTAAAGGATACGCCAAGAAGCCTTTCTTCCTCACAGTTATTCTTCCAATCATCATCAAGATATTTAAATCTAGTACACGCAGACTGGATCGTGCCGAGGATAGTAGCATAGGCAACCTTAGCCTTAAGGGAATCCAAGTTATCGTGGGCTCTAACAACAACTTCAGTTAGGT